CTGGCAAAGTTATTCCAGCCGATGACAACGCCGACATCGAAGTCGCCGAAGTATTTAACGGCATGGTCAGGCATATTGAATACATCTCGGACGCAGATGTCGCTTACGACACCGCCTGCGAAAACCAAGTCTCCTACGGCGAAGGCTACATCCGCCTCCTGACCGAGTATTGCGGCGACGATACCTTTGACCAAGACATCAAAATTGGCCGGATTCGCAACAGTTTTTCGGTCTACATGGATCCGACCATCCAAGACCCCTGCGGATCGGACGCCAAGTGGTGTTTTATTACCGAAGACATTACCAAAAAAGACTACATTCGGATGTACCCCGATTCGGCGCCGATTACGACGCTGCAAACGCTGGGTGTAGGCGACCAAAACCTGTCGCAATGGCTCAATGAGGACACAATCCGCATCGCCGACTACTATTACGTCGATTACGACAAGGGCACGCTCAATTTGTACCCTGGAAACGCCACGGCGTTTGAGGGCACGCCCGAAGACAAGCAATTGCGGGCCATTTACGGCACGCCCAAGAAGTCGCGCCAGTCTGACCGGCCGCGAATCAAGTATTGCAAGATCAACGGGTACGAAATCCTTGAGGAACGCGAATGGGCGGGCAAGTGGATACCCGTAATTCGCATTGTTGGCAACGAATTTGAAGTTGACGGTCGTCTGTACGTCTCTGGACTGGTGCGCAACGCCAAAGATGCCCAGCGGATGTACAACTACTGGGTGTCTCAAGAAGCAGAAATGCTGGCTTTGGCGCCCAAAGCACCGTTTATTGGTTACGGCGGCCAATTTGAGGGCTACGAAAACCAGTGGAAAACCGCCAATACGACCAACTGGCCGTATTTGGAGGTAAACCCTGACGTAACCGATGGCCAGGGCGCCGTTTTGCCATTGCCACAGCGGGCGCAGCCGCCGATGGCGTCCAGCGGTCTGTTGCAGGCTAAATCCGGTGCTGCCGAGGACATTAAATCGTCCACTGGTCAGTACAACGCATCTTTGGGTATGACGTCCAACGAGCGCAGCGGTAAGGCTATTCTTGCGCGGCAGCGTGAAGGCGACGTGGGGACTTACCACTATGGTGACAACCTGGCCCGTGGCGTGCGCTACCTGACCCGCCAACTGATCGACCTGATCCCCAAAATCTACGACACCCAGCGCATCGCCCGGGTGATTGGCGAGGACGGCGAGACAAGCATGGTCAAGATTGACCCAACGCAGGGCGAGCCGGTCAAGAAGATCATCGACCAGCAGGGCATTGTGATCGACGAGATTTACAACCCTGGCGTTGGCAAGTACGACGTCGTGGCCACCACCGGCCCAGGCTACGCGACCAAGCGCCAAGAGGCGCTGGAGGCGATGGGCCAATTGTTGCAGGGCAACCCGCAGCTGTGGCAAGTGGCCGGTGACCTGTTTGTCAAGAACATGGACTGGCCAGGCGCCCAAGAAATGGCCAAGCGGTTCCAAAAGACCATTGACCCCAAACTGCTGCAAGACGGCGACAAGCCGCCCGAGTTGCAAGCCGCCGAGCAGCAAATTCAGGCGATGGGCCAAGAGATGGAGCAGATGCACCAGATGATTGTGAACGCAGGCAAGTCGATTGAGGCGCAGGATATGCACCGCAAGGACTTTGAGGCGCAGGTCAAGGCGTACCAAGCTGAAACCCAGCGGATCGCTGCGGTGCAGGCATCCATGTCGCCCGAGCAGATTCAAGACATTGTTCTGGGCACCGTGCATGGCATGATTACCTCTGGCGATTTGGTGTCCGAAATGCCTGGGCGTGATATGGACACCGGCCCTGAGATGCCGCAAGAAGGCATGGAACAACAGCCGCAACCTATGGGAATGCCACAATGAAAGCCGCAGATTTTGTAGGAATGCTATTCCTAGCCCGCGATGTGACGCACAGCGTTCACCTCAACACGCGCAGCTATTCCAAGCACGTCGCCCTCAACATCTTTTACGACCGCATCATTGACGCTGCGGACGATTTTGCTGAAGCCTATCAAGGACGGCACGGTCTGATGGGGCCAATTACCCTACATTCAGCCACCAAAACAGCCAATATCATCGACTTTTTGCAGGGGCAACTTGATGAAATTGAGAAGGCGCGCTACGAGGTGGTTGACGCTAAAGATATGTCTTTGCAGCAATTGATAGACAATATCATCGAAATTTACCTGCGCACCCTGTATAAACTACGCTTTTTAGCATAAGGAACCATCATGGCACTCTACAAACAAGGCAATGCAGATGCGCAAGTCAAAATTGGCGGCGGCAAACTGTTTGGCATTTTCATTTCTTCTACCAGCAGCGGCACATTCGCACTGTACGACAGCGCCACAGCCAGCACAAGTGACCCTAAAATAGCCAACACTGTGACCGTGACAGCCGGTACCGAGTATTTGTCTTTTCCCGCAGGTATCTGGTTTAGCAAGGGTCTGTACATTGACATTGCTAACACCATAGAATACACAATCGTGTACGAATAAGGAGCGCCGCAATGGCAGATGTAAAGATTTCCCAACTGCCAGCAGCTACGACCCCCTTATCTGGGTCTGAACAAATCCCGCTGGTACAAAGTGGCGTCACCAAACGCACCACTGTTTCTAACCTGAGTGCTTCTCAGACCTTGCAGACCGTCACAGCCAACGGCGCAACCACAACCATCAATTCGGCCTTTAATGGGGCCAATATCGGTACTTTTAGCGGCGTCCCAGCAGTCACATCTACCGGCGCTGCAGTGGGCTTGGCCAATGCCACCAACGCAGCCGTTCTTGTAGATAGCGCATGGCGCGGTACAAGCAACAACAATGTTAGTTTGGGCGCGTTTGGATATAACTGGAACAACGTCTACGGCACAACCTTTAATGTAGGCTCGGGCACGGCCACCATGACGGCCTCGGGCAACAACTTGGTGCTAAACACTGTGGCGGCTGCCGTGGCAGGCATTGGTTTGGCCCCCGCGACCGACAATACATACTACTTGGGCGGTTCATCGCTTAAATGGAAGGCGCTTTACTTGGGCGACGGCGCCCTAACTTGGAACAGCTACGCCATCCCAGCCCCAACTGGCGGCGTAACAACCTTTTTGCGTAACGATGGTACTTGGGCTGTTCCAGGCGGCGGTGGTGGCGGGTCAGGTACAGTTACTTCAGTGTCGGTAGTCACGGCCAATGGATTTACTGGAACTGTCGCTACGGCCACCACAACCCCAGCTATCACGCTGACTACTAGCGTCACCGGCTTGCTTAAAGGCAACGGAACGGCCATTTCTGCGGCCACAGCAGGTACTGATTATGTAGTTCCTGGCGGCGCCCTTGGGACGCCATCCAGCGGCACTTTGACCAACGCTACGGACTTGCCTTTAACAACTGGCGTAACAGGCTTGCTGCCTGTGGCCAACGGCGGTACTGGTACAGCCACCCCAGGTTTAGTACAAGGCACCAACGTCACGATCACAGGGACTTGGCCCAACCAGACAATTAATGCTACCGGCGGCGGTGGCGGCATGACCTATCCAGGGGCTGGCATTGCCAACTCCACCGGCTCGGCTTGGGGTACGTCTTACAGCACTACGGGAAGCGGAACAGTGTTGGCTTTGGCCACGTCGCCTACTTTGGTGACGCCAGCATTAGGCACGCCCACATCAGGTAATTTCAGCACGGGCACCTTTACTTGGCCAACTTTTAACCAAAACACCACCGGCACTGCGGCCAATATCACGGCCAGCAGCAACAGCACCATTACGACTTTGAGCGCGCTCAGTCTGCCAGGTTCTCAAGTTTCGGGCAACATCAGCGGCAGCGCTGCTAATGTGACAGGCACAGTCGCCATAGGTAATGGGGGCACTGGCGCCATTACGGCTGCGGCGGCCCTAACGGCGTTAGGTGCATATCCAGCCACCAACCCATCGGGCTACACAAACAATACCGGCACGGTCACTTCGGTGTCTGCTTTGACTTTGGGCACAACGGGTACTGACGTATCGTCTTCGGTAGCCACTGGCACAACCACACCCGTCATTACGCTCAATTTACCATCAGCGTCAGCTACAAATCGTGGCTTGCTTACTTCGGCTGATTGGACTACGTTTAACAACAAAGGTTCAGGTACAGTTACATCAGTGGCTGCTTTGACTTTGAGCACCACAGGCACCGATGTTTCATCTTCAGTGGCTACTGGCACAACAACGCCAGTTATTACGCTTAATTTGCCTTCATCGTCGGCCACCAATCGCGGTTTGCTTACCGCCGCCGACTGGACTACGTTTAACAGCAAGGGTTCAGGCACTGTCACTTCAGTTGGCTGGACGGGCGGCATTGTTACAGTTGCCACCGGCACCACAACCCCAGCGTTCACAATCGCGGGAACTTCTGGTGGCGTGCCGTACTTTAATAGCGGAACAACCTGGGCCACATCGGCTGCTTTGGCGGCTAATGCTTTAGTTATTGGCGGCGGGGCAGGAGCTGCGCCCGCTACTACGACTACCGGCACTGGTGTTGTTACGGCGTTGGGCATAAACACTGGCACTGCGGGCTCTTTTGTTGTCAACGGCGGTGCTTTAGGAACTCCATCAAGCGGAACGCTTACCAGCGCAACTGGATTGCCTTTAACAACTGGTGTAACTGGAACTTTGCCAATTGCCAATGGCGGCACTGGGTTGACAACCACGCCAGCAAACGGCGCTTTAGACATCGGCAATGGCACGGGCTTTACGCGTACTACTTTGACCGCCGGTACAGGCATCACCGTCACCAACGCGTCTGGAGCTATTACAATTGCTGCAAGCGGAAGCAGTGGTTCATCATTAGGTTTAGTTCGCGCGCTTACAGTTAACTGCATTCTTCCTTGAAAGGTAAATCATGGCAGCAAATACATCCCCCATTTATTCAATCGTTGGCGCTACCGATTCGGTTGCAACCAACAACTCTGGCCTAGTTGTCGGCCCCACAGCCAACACAGCCCAAGATGGCAGCGGTACGCTATATAAAGCCTTTACGGCGGGAACTAATGGCTCATATATACAGAAGATGCGTTTTCGTCCAGTTGGCTCTCCCGCTGCTACGGTGTGCCGTGTTTTTATTTCTTCATCATCTACAACTGGCGTAACTTCAACATGGTTGTACGATGAGATTACATTGCCAGCCGTAACAGTATCGCAAACAGCAGCAACATCAGTTTATGAACTGCCGTTAAACTTTGCTATTGACCCAAGCTATTTGCTGTACGTCACGTTTGGTACCTCAACTGGTTCTACTGGTACTGGTTATTCCATTGTTACTATTGCTGGAGATTACTAATGGTTACTTGGTTTGCAATCACGTTTACCGACAATTCAACTGGTTACCAAAAAATGCAGGAAGGCGTTTGCATTGGTGTTTACCGTGCTGATGGCGTACTTATTTCACCTGAAGAACACGTTGAATACACTTGCACTGACATGGACGCTGCTGCGCCTTCTTGGGCTTAAGTAATGTTTCCATACCCCATAGCCACACAGCAAAAATGTAACATTCAGCAGTTTTATTCTGATTCAACTTGGAATAAACCTGTTGGTGTTAGCCATGTTTATATGCTAATAATTGGCCCCGGCGGTGATGGAAACAACACAAGTCAGGGTGGAGGAAGCGGCGCTGTTACTGTGTGGTACGGCGCTGCCCAAAATGTTCCTGATTCCTTACTTGTAACAGTAGCCAAACCGGGTACTGGCAGCACAATTTATTATTTAGGAACTAGCGCAACACCTGTTCAACTTATTTATGCTAATGGCGCCGCTAGTGGTGGTGGAGGCTCTGCATTTACAGCTAACAATTTTTCTGCATCGGGGTTTTTAACTTCTACTGCGGGGCAAGATGGTAGTACAACGTCAACTATTTCTGCTTCCACAACAACATTTCTTGGTGGTGGCGTAGGTAGCAGCAGTGGAACAGCAACAGGAAATTACGGTTATAAAAATTCTAGTAGTGGATATTTTCAATTGCAACCAATAATTGTTGGTGTTGGTTCTGGGTCAATAACAGGTAATGGCGGCATAGGTTGTGGCGGTAGTCAAACTGGTGGTAAAGGTGGCAATGGTTTTGTTTTGATTGCGAGTTGGTAATATGTCATATCCTATAAATTACCCTACCCCGCAGGGCGCAAACGTCCAAATTTTTAACGCCGTAGAAGATGGGACTATACGAGGAAGTTATCAAACATGGGTTAAGCCACAAGGCGCAAACATGGTTTGGTTTACGCTTATTGGTGCTGGTGGTGGCGGTGGAGGAACCAATGGAGTAGATAATTATGCTGGTGGTGGCTCTGGCGCTGTTACTAACTTAATGATTCCTGCTTTTTTAGTACCAGACAATTTATCTGTTGCCGTTGGTTTGGGCGGGTTAGGAGGAGCATCTGGAGGAAATACTGGCAGCACAGGAGACATTACTGGAATTCTTACTTATTTTGACGGATTTGCCACTTATTTATTAAGAGCAAATGGTGGTCAAGGCGGAGGGGCTGGTAATGCCAACGGTGGTTCAGCTATGACTGCAAATTACTTCACCGCTGCTGGATTTTTTCAAAGCATTGCTGGAGACATTGGTGTAACTACTTCAGGTTCCGCATCTTCAACTACTTTTTTAAGCGGTGGCGGTAGTAGTGGAAGACAAGTGGCTTATTATGGATATTCCAATGGAAGTGCAAGTAGTGGAGAAGGTGGCCCTGGGTATTTCCAATTGTCACCAATTATTGTTGGTGTTGGCGGGGATGGACTAGTAAATGGCGGTAATGCTGGTCAACAAAAAGGCGGTATTGGTTGCGGAGGAGGGGGGGGTTCTAATAACAGTACCAATCCTTTTGTTGGAAGTCCAGGCGGTAATGGACTTGCAGTAATAATTACATGGTGAAATTATGTTAGACGTATTTAACACAGCCTCACCACAGTCTGCTAACTACCAAGAGTTTTATGCTGGGACAACAACAAGTGAATATTTTACTTGGGTAAAACCTCGCGGCGCATCTATGGTTAGGATGTTGCTTATCGGCGGGGGCGCTGGCGGTAGACCCGGAACAACAAGCGCAGGAGGTGCTGGCGGCGGCTCTGGTGCTGTTACGACTTGGATTGGCCCTGCGTTATTTGTTCCAGACAGTTTACTAATTCAAGTAGGCGCTGGCTCACCAAGTAATACTAGCGGCGCTTCATCATTAATCCAATATTTTTCTCAAGTAGGAGGGTTATATACTTTACTCCGAGCGACTGGCGGAACTGCAAGTGGAGGTACTGCTGCTACTAACACTACTTTTGGTGCTTCTGGAATATTTAGAAGCGTGGCTGGTCAAAATGGTGCAGCAGCAGCAACTGCTATAAGCGCCTCAGGAACTACATTTTTATCTGGAGGCGCTGGAGGGTCTGGCACAACAACAGTAGCGGGCGCTGTAGTCAATGCTAATTATGGATACCCAGCGGTAGCAGGCGGTACAACATCGGGAGGCGTTGGAGGTGCGGGTTATTTTATGACTCAACCATTTATGCAAGGCACTGGTGGCGGTGGCGGCGGTGGAAATTCTGCTGGCACTGGTGGAGTTGGCGGCAAAGGTAGCATTGGCTGTGGCGGTGGTGGCGGTGGTCGAGGTTCTACGGCTGGCGGCGCTGGCGGCAATGGTGGCGGCGGCGCGGTATTTATTTGGGCATGGTGAAATTATGAACTTGCAAATTCCTATTGAAACAGTAAACCAAATTCTTGGGTACTTGGGCAGCCGCCCGTACCAAGAGGTAGTTTTTTTAATCCAAACAATCCAGAATTTAGCCAAGGAGCAAATGCCTCCCACGGCGCCAGAAGATACGGCATAATGCCCAAAAACGTACTGGTGCGCTCACCAGGGATTCTATGGAATCGAAAAAATGTCAGATGAAATCCTAGCGGAAGTTGAATCCGTGCCAGATCAGGTTGCAACGGCTGCGCCTGAGACTGAAGTTATTACGCCGGAAGAAGAGACGCCCAAGACATTCTAGCAAGAGGAATTGGACGCAGCTATTGGAAAACGCCTCGCAAGAGAGCAACGAAAGTGGGAACGGGAACAAGCGCAGCGCCAAGCGGAAACGCAAACGCTGAGAGCTCCAGCCGCCCAGTCCGTTGACCAGTTTGAAACACCAGAAGCCTATGCGGAAGCATTGGCCCTCCAGCGTGCGGAAGAACTAGTCGCCAAACGGGACGCGGCAAGGCAGCAGTCGCAAATTCTTGAAAGCTACCACGAACGTGAAGAAGAAGCCCGTGGCAAGTACGAGGACTTTGAACAAGTCGCGTACAACCCCAAACTTCCGATCACCGACGTGATGGCAGAGACGATCCGGTCTTCGGATGTTGGGCCTGAGTTAGCGTATTACCTCGGCTCTAACCCCAAAGACGCGGAACGCATTTCCCGCATGACGCCCCTTGCGCAAGCAAAGGAAATTGGGAAGATTGAAGCCAAACTGGCCGCTGATCCTCCCGTGAAACGTACTACGTCGGCGCCAGCACCGATCTCGCCTGTCACCGCCCGATCCACTGGATCACCGGCTTATGACACTACTGATCCACGGTCTATCAAGACCATGTCGGATTCGCAGTGGATTGAAGCTGAACGGGCGCGGCAGATTAGAAAGATGCAAGCGCAGGCAAACCGCTAACTTTTTTAAGGACTTTTTTTCATGTCTAATAGTATCCTAACCATTGATATGATTACTCGGAAGGCTCTCGAAATCCTCGAGAACAACCTGGTACTCACCCGTAACGTTAACCGTCAGTACGACGACAGCTTTGCTGTTGAAGGTGCCAAGATCGGTTCTACCCTGCGTATTCGCCTGCCTGACCGCGCTTTGGTCACTGACGGTGCCGCCCTGCAAGTTCAGGACGACAACGAGCAGTACACCACTTTGACGGTTGCCAGCCAAAAGCATATCGGTGTCAACTTCACATCTGCTGAATTGACCATGCAATTGGATGACTTCGCAGAGCGCGTATTGAAGCCACGTATCAGCCAGCTGGCCTCCAGCATTGACGCTGACGTTGCTAATGCCTACAAAACCATCGGTAACACCGTCGGCACTCCTGGCACCACTCCTTCGACTTCTTTGGTCTTGTTGCAAGCCCAACAGAAGCTGAACGAGAACGCCGCCGTCATGTCGCCCCGCTATGCAACGGTTAACCCCGCTGCAAACGCCGGTCTGGTTGAAGGCATGAAAGGTTTGTTCAACCCCACC